GAGGCAAGATCAATAGGATGCACGGCGACAGCAGGGACAGGTGGATGGTTGGTTTGGCGACTACCAATTTACCTGCTTCCCTGACTGTCAACTCGCTCTTCCCCCAGAGTCCGCGAAGAACCATAAAAAAGCAGGGGGAGGGCGGTCTTCTCGCCAGCGGTTGCTGGTGATTTTTCCGCTCGATTCCACGGGTGCGCCGGGTCGAGTGGCAGGCCGTTCACGTCGCAGCCCAGGAACACGCTCTTATTCATGCTCGCGGCTGTCTTGAGCGAGTGGCATTCATGGCAGAGCGGCTGCAAATTCTCCCGGCTGTTGTCGTCGGTGTAGTCCTCGCGGCTGTCCTCGATGTGATCCACGTCCGTTGCAGGCACTACCAGACCACGGGCGGCACACATACGGCACAGCGGCTCACTTGCCAGCACCTCGGCGCGCAGGGTCTTCCACGCGCTGCTGTTCAGGCTCAGCGTGCGTTTCTTCTTCATGCCGCTGCCTCTTTGGCTTGTGCATCTTGATCGGCAGCATCGGGTTGTGCATTCGGTCTTCCAGTGGCAGGCGTTGCATCTTCAGTTTGCGCATCGTCGATACCTTCAATGGCGGGCAGGTTCTCAATGCGGCGCACCTCAGACCGGAGCATCCAGCCGTCCTCGATGCCGCGCTGGTAGAAGTTCGCCCGGGCCAGGCTGTCGCCACGCAGCAGACCTTCCACGTTGTGCTCGACGAAGAACGCGGGGTTGTTGATGCACGCCCGGTTGATCGCCTGTTCCCACATCACGAGATGACGGCGCAGGGTGTTGGTCACGAAGAAGCGGGCCAGCTCGACCACGTTCGAATAGTTCGCGGCCTCCATATCCCCGATCATCACGGGCGGTACGCGGAACAGACGGGCTGTCTCGACGATGGACAGGCGCCGGGCTTCGATCCACTCGGCATCCTCAAGCGTCATGCTCACGGTCTTGAACGTCGCGCCTTGCGGCAGTACGGCGGTCTTGCCGTGGTTGGCAATACCGGCTTGACCAGCGGACCAGCTCTCGCGGATCTGTCCGGCCTGTTCTTTCGTGGTGCCGGGTGGTGTCTCGATGACGCCCGATAGCTTGGTGCCCTGCTCGAACATCTTGGCGCCGTGGGTACGCTCGGCCAGGGCAAGGCCGATAGTGTCGCGGGCTACCTGAATCGGCGAGCGTCCGAGAATCCCGTCATCACTGTGATATCGCAAGTGCAAGACTTCATCGGCCAGCAGGCGGCGCTGGTTGCCCTTTCCGTCCACATGGTCATAGACCAGATTGCCCAGGCTCGAACGAAGCACAGTGACGCTATCCGGGTGCATCGGCAGCAGGGCTTTCACCGAACCGTTCGGGTTCCACACGATTTCCGCATAGGCGTTGCCACGCAGCAGAACATGACGCTGCATCTGCTCGCGGAACTCCAGGGCGGTCTGGTAGTTGTTCGGGGCATCGTGCAGCAGACGATAGAGCGGATGGGTTTTCGCCTTCTCGCGTCCGTTGTCGGTGTTGCGGTACACGTCGAGCGGCAGGCTGCCCACCGTCTCAGAGATAGCCGCCACGCAGGCATATACGGCGCTGATGCCTTCGGCGGTAGTGGTGTTCACGTCCACACCAGCGACGCCAGGAAAGCCCGTCAGGCGGTCGTAATAGGTGTCATAGGCCGGGGTCGTCGGCTCGGGGCTGGATCGTTTGAACAGGCGCGGGAATTTCACTGGCAGGCCTCCAGATACAGACGGGCAAGGCGAATCGAGCGCGGCAGCTTCGACCGGACTTGAACACTCGTCGCGTCATAGGCCGGGTTGGCCGTGATGGTGATCTCGAACAGATCCACGTCTCGCAGCTCGCGGACGGGCTTTGCGCCTTCGGCCCAGGTGTCGCGGACAGGTAGAAACCCGAACGAACAGCCGGCCACGTCGCCACGCTTCACCAGCTCGGCCAGATCGCGGCCAAGGGTGGTGTCGGGAAGGTCCAGCTCGAACGCTAGACCTTCGGAATCTTCGGTGAGTCGCAGAGTGCCGGCACCCAGGCGACCGAGCAGCGACTTGCCGTCATGCTCGTAAATCGCCCGGATGTTTCCAGCAGAAGCGGCGGCAAGCGTCCGGGTGAAGGCACCGGGGCGGATGACTTCCACAAACTCGCCCAGGTCCGTCTCAGAGTTGAACCGAGCGGCATAGCCGGTCAGCTTGCGTCCGTCAGGCTTCAGCCCATTGCTTGCGCGCCGTTCCATTGCTTAGACCTCGGTCGCTACGACGAAGCCTTGCGGGTGGCGCACGGCGGTATCGACGGTGGCCATCGCGCGAACCTGAATGCCGCCACGGCTGTAGGCCGGCTCAGCGTATGGGTTGACCAGAATGTCCACCTCGGACCAGACGCCAAGCATGACTTGCGAGAAGTCACCGAGGATCAGTTTCCCAGCCGGCACGTTCTTGCTCGCTGCCAGGGCCAGGCCAGCCATCGCGCCGTTGTCGAACAAGAAGCCCGAACCGGAACCGGCGACCTTCTCAGCAGCAGCCAAGGCGGTGCGAATGGCGGCAGTGGTCAGCCAGCGACCGTTGCTGATATCCACATCGTCGAGCATTTCCAGCATCGCCAGAACACCGGCCCAAGTGGTCGGAACGTCGCCGGCAGCTTGGATGCCAGGAGTGTTCAGGATGCCCAGCGGCTGCCCAGCCAGACCGGAACCGTTGATGATCGCGGCATCGATCTGCTTGGCGATCAGGAACGACAGGTCTTCGCGCACCAGTTGTTCGATGGCCGGGGCGCTCTGCTGGATAAGCTGGCGGCTCATCTCGGTTTTGCCGCCGACGTGTTTCGGGGTCAGGGTGACCTGATCGAAAGACATTTCCGCTTCTGGTACGGCCTGGCCTTCAGTAACCCAGCCGGTTTCGAGGCCGCTGCCGAACTTCGGAATAGCGACATTGCCACGCAGGCCGGTCATCACGCGAACACCCATCTGGCGAGCCAGCAGAGCCTCACGCAGCGGGCCAATGTAGTCCTGAGCGCGATGGTCGGTGCCTACCAGTTCAGGCGCGGTCGCGGTGGTGTTGGCACGCTTCTCCAAGCTGGCGAACGGTACGAAGGCGCCCTCGGCTTTGCGGCCACTGCGGCGTTCAGCTTCGCGGGCATATTCAGCCTCGGCACCGTCCAGGCTGCGGCCTTCCATCTGAGCGCGAATCACGCGGGTGACGCTCACGGAGTCGGCCAGGCGGTCGAAGTCGGCAGAAGGTGCGCCAGATACCGGAGTGCCAGCGGCGCGGCGTTCTACTTCGCCCAGGTATTCGGCACGCTCAACCTGAGCGGACAGGGCGCGTTCTTCAGCCTTCAGGCTCTCAAACTGCTTGGTTTCGTCGGCAGACAGATCGCGGCCTTCTGCGGCTGCGGCATCTACCAGGGTTTTCATGGCGGCGACCTTGGCGGAGCGCTGCTCGCGTAGGGCGGAAATCTTCATTCGTTGATACCTGTAAAGTTAGATGACATGCAAGCATACTGTACGCATATACAGTATTCGACGCAACTAATTGTTGACAGGTACGTTCGCCACGTTGTAGCAGGCATAAAAAACCCCGCTCGTAGCGGGGTTGAGGTTATTGCACGGTTGCGTCCGGCCATCGCTTGCGGGCGTCCGCGAGCGCTTCGGCATGGGTAACCGGCTCGCAAATCATCGTAAACGGCGGATAGCCCTCAACGGTGACGGCCCAATGGCTTCTGCGCGACTCGCCATCATTGGCCGCGACCTCTGCTAGCAACTCCAGGCGATGAAGCTTGATGTATTGGCGAATGTCGGGCGTCAGCTTGCTCGATGGCGAGACGATCAGGCGGTTGCCCTTCACCTTGGCGCTGAAGCCGTGATCGCGGAGATAGTCGATAGCGGCCATTAGAAAGCCTCCGCGTCGTCATCATCGAAGTCGGGCGAATCGCTGAAGGTGCTCACGTTTTGCTGAAGATGCTCATTGTTTTCTGTGAGCACCTTCAGTCGATCTTGAGCACCTTCAGCAGAAAGACGCCAAACCCATTGCTGTTTACCTCCGCCGAAATTGCCGCCTTCCTTCTTTGCAACTGCGCCAATCGTTTTCTGAGCACGGCGAACCGTCGCCCAGGTCAGTCCGTTTCCGTCAGCATCCTTTTTGATCTGGTTGACAGGCACAGGGCCAGCGGAAAGGAGGTCGCGCAGGAAGTCGCAGGCCTCGTCCAACTCCGTGCGGCGCTCGTCCTGATTCTGCGACTCAACGTCCGCCAGGATCTCGCGAGCGGTGCCTTCGATCTTGCCGCCCCATAGAACGCGGGTGGTCGTGATCCCACTGCCGACCGTGCATTCTTCGATGGTGTAAGAGCACCCGCCGTCGTCCACCGCGATGTTCGACTTTGCTCGTGCTAGCACACGAAGCTCGGAGTCTTCTTGCTTCGCGGCTACCAGCACCGTGCGGGCCAGCGCTCCAAAGGCCTGTGACCCCAGCACTCGCTCGGCTGGGTTCTTGTCCGCCGATCCTTTCGAGAAGTGGGTGATGCCTAGCACCGCGCAATCGTGCTGCTCGGCAAGATCGACAAGGCCTTGCAACGCTCGGCGCACGTCATTGGCGCGGTGCATATCGCCTGACACGGCGGAGACGATGGGGTCGATCATAATCAGCCCCACGTCGCCGATTCGCTCCATCTCGGCGGCCAGCAGGTCGATATCCTTGGCCGGGTCGAATGGCTCGACCTCGCCCAGCCCGTTGACGCGGCCTTGCAGAATGTAGACCTTGCTCAGATCAGCGCCGGAGGCGATGAGGCGCGGCACAATCGTGTCGGACGCATCGTCTTCGCTCGACCAGATAACGACGCTACGCCGTTCGCGGCACGGTTCTCCATCTGGCCAGCGCCCGCCGCTCGTGATGGTCGCAGCAAGGCCAATCGTCAGCGTGGTTTTGCCAGTTCCACCAGCACCAGCAAGGATGGTCAGCTTGCCCAGCGCCAGCCAGCCCGGCCACGCCCAGTGAATTGCGGTTGGCGTGATGCTGGTCGCCTGAATGGCATTCGCCCGCCAGGCGTCCTTGGCGGCAGCTTCCGCCCATTCCTTCTTCAGAATCTCGATTGCTGCGGCCATTACGCGACCCCCAACCGGCGCTTGGCCAGCTCTAGCCGCTCTTGGTCCTCGGCGGACAGTTGCTTGCCTAGGCGCATCTGCTCAACCGCAACTGTGATAACCATCGCCTCGAACTGGCGCGCTGCTCGGCTCGGCTGGTTAGAGCGCGGCTTATCGCCAGCGAACAGATCGCGTAATTCCAGCCCGACCGCGCCAGTGATTTCCGCGGCGCTACAGCCGGCCCAGCACTTAAGCAGTACGGTGCCGTTGTCGGCTTCCTTGATACTCAGACTGGGGTTCTTGTCATCGTGGGCCGGGCAGCAGGCAAGCCACTTGGCCGCACCGTTCGGCTTTACCTTGTCGAGGCGTGACAGGATGTTGTCGATTGGATTCATGCCGCCTCTCCCGTGTGCTCAGAGGTGCGGCGCGCCAGGAACTCGGCCAGGTCGCTAAGGCGGTAGCGGACGAGCCGGCCGACTTTCAGATAGGGGAGGTTATAGCGCCCGGTCGAGCGCCAGACGGACAAGGTAGAAGCCTTGATGCCCAGGGCAACAGCGGCTTGCTTGTCATCTACTTGAACAGGCGGGTTCTTCGGATCGTAGCCAAGGGCGGCAGCGATATCGGCCTTGATGGCCTCGATGGTGGTGTGCATGAGTATTGCCTCGTCGGGTCAGAAGTGACGAGGCAATGGTCGAGAAAGCAGCTGGCGCCGGAGACGGCGAAAACTTCAATATTCAGGACAAGTTGCTGCGCAAGAAATCGTCACAGACGACTCTAAGGCGTGACGTCAGAAGACGCTGGGATATCTCCATCTTTCTGTCGTGACCACCGCTTCTGAGTTCGCTCTTTTTCAGCTTTGACGAGACGTTCGATAGTCCGCATCTCTAATTCACTTTGAACGAACGGAAGGCCCATCAGATGAAATACTGCACGCTTTTGCGCCGCGCCAGTCACTCGCCAGTTCAACTGAATTATCTCGACGGCCATGAGTCTCGCAGGCAGGTCCGCGTCATTCCGGCGACTGACTGCGCCACCTAGAAGGCATTCTTCATTTAGTCGATCAACTGCCCGCTTGACAGAACGGGCTTTCCATATGTTACGGGCGCTATCAGGGGTTGACGGGTGCTCGACTAGCCTCTCGACTTCGGCAAGTCGATCCCGAATTTCAGCGAGTACACGAAAGCCGTCAATGGCCTCGTTTGCTGCCTGCTTTGTGATATAGCGATGGCTCGCCTGAGCGACCCCAGACGCGAACCGAATATACGACCCATAACGGCGCACTATCCGGTATGTGAGGTTCCCAGGATACGCTCCGATTGAAAGCCAATTGGCGATAGTGTCTTCAAATATTGGTAGCCAGCCATCAGGCATCTGATAATAGCCGAGGCTTCTGAGCGCGAGCTGAAACGAAGGCTGGTTTTCTAGCCAATTTAGGGCGATACCGGCTTCAGGAAGTAGGGCAGCATCATGCGCTTTATCACCGATTTCTTTGAGTTCAATAGCAAGTGCGTTCACGTCGACAGTCGCGCTAGTGAGTTCCCCACCGTTAGCGTCGGAAATTTCATAAATTTTCTGCCTAGTGCCGGTTCTGAAATCGAACTCAAAGCGGCTCCACGTTTCCGCCAATGCCTTAAACTGTTCCGTGGTTGGTACAGACAACTGGTCCATCATGCCCTCCGGCACTCACTCAAATAGATGGCCAGCCAGGCGGTTGAGTGATCCGCTTTTCGCCCCGTCGGGCTAGGCTGGCCAAACTCGATTAAGAGCGTGCCTCAATCATTTGCGAAGCGGCTTCACCGGCAACAAGAACGCGGGCATAGGCTGCCCCGGCCATCTCCTGCAATGCCTTGAGGTCAGATTGAAACAGCTCGATTTGCTCTAGCCACCCCTCAAGCGCTTCCACACCCGCCTCAGCTATTCCTGCCGCCAGATCATCCTTGGATTTTGTAAGCGTTATGAGTGTCACGCGGCGAGCCAGGTCGTGCGATACCTTACGGTTACGCTCGGACTGCTCGACCTGCTCCAGCGTCATAACGGCTTCAAAATTGATAGCTTGATCGGTCATTTCTCATTTCTCCGTCGTGGTGCTGCCCATCGCAGCGGTGATTTTCTCTAGCGCCTCGCGCACCGGGTCGGTGGCCAGGTGGGCATAGCGGGCGGTTGTCACCGTCGTGGTATGCCCTAAAAGCTTGCCGACCATCGGCAGACTGACGCCTTGTCCGACTAGCCAGCTTGCGGTTGTGTGTCGCAAATCGTGGATGCGGATGTCGGGCACTTCAGCCGATTCCACTTCGGCCGCAAACGCCTTCAGCGCCTCTTTCCAGCTCGCATAAATGTTGGTGACGTGGCCGGCGCTGCTGTTAGATGGGAAAACCCACTCGGTACTGACGCCGACGCGGCGCTTGAGAATCAGGACGGCGGGCGGCGGCAACGGTATCGAATGCACACGCTTGTTCTTGTGGTGCGCGCTACCGATGGTCCAGATGTTCGCCTTCAGGTCCACTTGATCCCAGCGCATCGCCTTCACGTTGCCGGATCGGGCGCCAGTGAACAGGCACAGTCGGAAGATATCGGCGGCGTCCTCGTTGTTGATCGAGTCAATTGCCTTGAACAGCGCCGGCATCTGGTCTGGCTTGACCCACTGTTCCCGTGGCGCTTCCCGGTTGTCCGTGATCGTGGTCCAGGGGTTGCGAGTGTCCAGGCCGTGATGCTTGATCGCGTGGTTCCAGATCGCCCTGGCCAGTCGCTTGAGGTGGTTCGCTTCGACAGGTCCGCTGTTGACGGTCACGTCGCGGAAAATCTTGCCGACGAGTGTTGCTGTCACCTCGCTCACACGGCGGTTCGCCCGATCCTTGAGGTGGCATTCATACAGGCGCAGGTCTTTCTTCCAGCTCCGTTTGATCGGCTTTTTCGGGTTCGGCCCTACGGAGCGCTCGGTTTCCCATAGCGTCCAAAGGTCTTTGACGGTCAGTTCGTCTTTCTTGGCGGTGGCGGCTGCTCGGACGCTCTCGCCAGCGTTGAGCATTTGTAGTTTCTGCCGTGCTGCTGCTCGTGCCTGCTCAACGGTCAGATCCTCGGGAAAGGTGCCCAGGCGCAGAAACTCGGTGTTGCCCTTGCGCCCCATGCCCGCCACGCGACGAATCACATAGAAGGTCTTGCTGCCGGCCGGAGTGACACAAAGGGCCAGCCCTTGGGTTTTGGTGTCTCGATACCAGGCCCGCTTGCTGGTCGGCGCGATGCTGGCCAGTGCTGTCTTGGTGAACTGAAACGAAGTGTCCGCCGCTGCCATTCCTTGAATCCCTTGTTCACGCTGTCAATCACCGGTCAATCACGCTTTGTAAAATCCGGTGTGCTTCGGTAAAGCGAGACTATGTCTCTAGGCCGCGAAATACAAGGGTTCGCCAGTTTTGGTAAAGGTTGCCTAAACGTTAAAAAAGAGACTTAAAATCCCTCGTCCGAAAGGATATGCGGGTTCGACCCCCGCTCCGGGCACCAATACCCCTGCAAGATTCCGCATGCTTCGCCTGAGAGCCTTGTGCTCGGCGCGCGTCGAGCGTCGTTTTGCCCTATGCGCAGCCTTCCTCTGTTCGCGGTTGCTGTCGCAGCGTTCGTACTCAATCGATCAGCCACCACGACGGCAGCAGGCGCAGGCTTCTCGCTTGGGCGAAGCGGTCGTCGATCAGGTGGATCACGCCGCTATCTTCGGGCGTGCGGATCACTCGGCCGGCCGCCTGGATCACCTTCTGCATGCCCGGGAAGAAGTAGGCGTAGTCATAGCCGGCGCCGAAGCGTTTTTGCATGCGCGCCCTGATCTGCTCGTTGACCGGGTTCACCTGCGGCAGGCCGAGGGTGGCGATGAACGCGCC